TCACGCCGGTACCGGCATGGACATCAACGAAGATACGGTCAGGTGCTTGGCACATGAGCCAAGGGCAGCTTGGCGCCGCCAGGCTTTGCCATCCTCGCTGGTCATCCAGTCAAAGACCGCCGTGCGCGCTCTTTCCGGCACAACGATTCGGTAGACGGCTTCAGTGAAAGGTCGCTGCCCTTTGATGACGAAGGCTGTGCGATCGATGCAGCGCGATCCCACTCGGGGAACGAGGATGTGCCCGGCCGTAGCCGTCTGAAACTCGCGCCGGGAAGCGCTGCCGAACGAAACGTCTCCACCAGAATGGGGGAAGTCGGTTGTATGGAAGTGTTCCAACTCCATCGCTTCGAACTGATGACGGGAGCGGCTGCCTCGACAGATACCAGCCCCAAGCTGGGCCAGAGAGCTAAATCCATTGCGCCGAGTGAGCGTCTGGTTGAAATCGACGAACTCATAGTGTGCGAGGTCCAGGCGATGGATCGCCGCCTCGCGGCTCACCAATCGCGTCTGCGTGATGCCGAAATCGGGTCCCACCAGTCGCCCGACCGTCACAGTTGCGCCACGTCGTGTGCCAAAGCGCGCGACCATCAGGAAGGATTGGACTTCCGCTCGCCTGTCGAACGTTTTGTGTGGCAACTCATAGCACTCCAGTTCGGTGGCTGAGTCGATCAGCGTTTGCCGGAACGATGCAAGCGCTGGATCCTGCAAGATGGGCGCTGCGACAATGAAAGCTGCCTCCCCGGGGCGATTGAGCCGTGACAACGACTCCAGCATGAAATAGAGGTCCAACCTTGCCCAACCATTGACGATCCGAGCGTCGGGGTAAAGGGCGCGTAGACGTTCAACAGACGCAGGCGGCAACTGTTCGACCCCGAAGGGCGGATTGCCGAGTACGCATGAGAAGCGTCGATCACCCAAAAGTGATTGCAAACTCTGAGGTTGCAGAACGTCTGCCTTGAACAACTCTGCCGCAGGAGGGGTCGGGCACAGCGCAGCTAGGCGGTGGTCGTACTCGACGCCCACATACCGATTGATCGCGTGCGATGTAATGCATGCCTCAAGCAGGCGGCCCGAGCCTGAGCCCAGTTCCAACCAATCGCCAGAGTTCAACTGGAGGGTTTGCGCCAGACGAGCAGCCAGATTCGCCGGCGTCAGGATCTGGCCGCGACGTGTTCTGGTGGAGCGAGTAACTCTGTAGCGCATCGTGTGACCTCTGGAACTCTTCAGCTTGCTGTCGGTGATTTGCAGTCCTGATGGTAGGCGCTCTTCAAGCCAAGTTTCAGTTGGCTATGCCTGTGAAGCATGGGGAAAGTATCTTGACCATCTGCATACTGATTTGCATAATAGAATCGTTAATGCTGGCGTCATTCTTTGCTATTGATTTCGTAGCGGAAATCGAGTCTCCGCTGTAAGAAAACACCAACAGACCCGCCACGCCAGCGGCTATGGCCTTTCCCAAGATTTCACGCACCACGCTTTCACGGCGTGTCCCTTTTGCGCCCTCGATCACCGCTGCGATCGCAGCCTCCCTCGCATCCTCTCCCGCTATATCCGCCAGCTCTGCCGCTGTAGCTGGCGAAATTGTTCGCCTTCCTGCTCTCATTTCTGAGATTGCAACCCGGTGAATCCCCATGCGCTCCGCTAGTTTGGAGTCGTTGCCGCACACTTTTGACGCCTTGTCAATGAGTGAGTTTACGTATTGCATGTAACACCTCTGTTAACAAACACTCCAGCCAGTTAACAACCTTGTTAACGGTAACAACTGGAGTAACACATGATCCAAGTATCGGTGACGTCGACCGAAGTGCGCAACCAACGCGGCACAGCCAAGGCCAGCGGTAAGGCCTATGACCTCAACTTCCAAACCGTCTGGTTTCACACCCATGACCGTGCAGGCAACAAAAACCCGTACCCCGAAAAGTCCGAAATCATCCTGGAAAAGAACGAGCAGGGCCAAGCCCTGTTCTGGCCTGTCGGTGAATACACCCTTGCTCCTTCCTCGGTGTACGTGGACCGCTCGGGCAATCTCGCAATCGCCCCGCGCCTCGTCGCCTTGAAGCCCAAAGCCGCAGCGGCCTGAGCATCATGCAAGAGGCCATGCACGCGGCCCGCTTGGTCGCTGCTCAATCGGCACTGCTCGCCCTGCTCGTAGAACAGCGGGGCGATCACCTCGAAAACGTGGACGGTGTCTCCGTCACTCTCGCATTCGACGGCGAGACAACCGGCCTTGACGTCATCTACACAGCCAACGGTATGCCTGTGGGCGGGGAGGGCGCTTGAACCCCCAAACCGGCCACATCCTGGCGACTGAATACCGCCTGTGGGCCTCCGAAGGGCTGACCCTTTGGGGTCCCCTTCGATGCAAGCTCTTCACCAGCGTGCAAGCCTTTGACGGCTACATCCAGGCCCTGCGCCTGAATGGCTATCTGGTCACCTTCTCCAATCCTTTCTGCGCCACTGTGGCGCGTCCGCTCCTGTGATGGTCGCCGCTCTTTTTGTCCGCAAAGTCAATCACTATGCCGCTCTCGGATGTGATTGCTACGACGCCGAACGCGATGCACTGAGCTGGCCGGGGGGTGTACCTGGCGTGTTCCATCCTCCATGCCGCGCATGGGGCCAGCTCTCCCACATGGCAAAGCCACGACCTGGCGAAAAAGAGCTAAGCCTCTGGGCCATGGGCAAGGTTCGTCAGTTCGGCGGCGTCTTGGAGCATCCCTACTGCTCCCGCCTTTGGGCCGCAGCTGGCTGTCTCGGCTTTGGCATTCGCGATCAGCACGGCGGAGTGCTTGTCCCTGTCATGCAGAGCTGGTGGGGGCACCGCGCCCCGAAAAAAACCTGTCTGTACATCGTTGGCCCAGTGCCGGAAATCCCCTACCTGGCTAACGCCCCAACGGCTACCACCGTGGAGCGCATGGGCAGGCCTGAACGTGAACGCACGCCCGAGGCTTTCGCTGCGTGGCTTGTCGACCTGGCTAGGGCCTGCTGATGGTCGCCGCAGCCGTCAGCCCCCGCATGGAACACGCCGCCCGCGTGGCCCATGCTCGTTCCTGCGCTCGTTTCGAGCAACGGCGCGCCGATCAGGAAAGCCGCGCAGCGGCTGGGCTTGTCTCAGTATCAACAACTTGCAGGAGTGGTTCTGTAGTTGTTGATTGGGCTGAAAACTGCATCACGATTGACCCCAAGGCATCCCGCGTAACCCGGCTTCGTAAGGGCCTCGGTATTGCTGCGAAGCAGCTTCACAACCAGGGCGAAAAAAACCAAACGATCTGGATGCAGACTCTGACCTACAAAGGCGACAACCGCCAGTGGAGGCCAGAGCACATCAGCCGCTATCTCGATGCCCTCCGTAAGTGGCACTACGCCCGCACTGGCTCCAAAGCCGTGCGTTATGCCTGGGTCGCTGAGCTACAGCAACGCGGCGTCATCCATTACCACGTGATCGTATGGCTCGGCTCTGGATTGACCCCGCCCAAGCCCGATCAGCCCTGGCACAGCAAAGACCGCAAGGGCCTCAAGCAGTGGCATCCGCCCATGTGGGCGCACGGCATGTCTAACCGCCTGCGCTCTACCGCCCCCGTCGCGTACCTCATGAAGTACGCCTCAAAGATTGAATCAAAAAACGTTGGGAGCTTTCCCCATGGAGCACGCATTCACGGCGCTGGGGGCCTTGACCCTGTGGGCCGTTCTATTCGCCGCTGGGTTCTTTGGCCTGCTTATGTGCAGGGCAATGCTGCGATCACAGACCGATTTCGACCTGCGCCGGGAGGCGGTTATGTCAATGACAAAACAGGAGAGCTTTTGCTTGCTGAATTCGCACCAACAGGCGGCGGTTTTTGCAGCTTTATACGCATCCGCACCACGCCACGAAAGATCGACCCCGCAGGGCCTTTCTCGTGGCTTCCAGAACCTCAAAACACAGCGGCCCCCGGTCCCGCTGCGTACCTTCATTAACTGACCGGGACAAGGAAAAATCTCATGAACAAGCTCAACATTCAAACCCGTCGCATCGCTCAAGCCGCATCCGCTGGCGCTCTGGTGCTGGCATCGCAGGCCCATGCCGAAGTGCCCGCTTCTGTCACCACCGCATTGACGGATATGAAGGCAGACGCGCTGACGGTGGCCGGCCTGGTGCTGGTCGCCATCATCGCTGTTGTGGCCTTCAAGTTCATGCGCAAGGGCTTCTGATGTACCAAGTCGGCGCAGCCTGTTACAGCACGCCGACAGCCGCCCTGCAGGCGATTGCATCGGGTCAAACCGGTGCAATCGTCCAGCATGGCGGGGCAGGGTACATAGCGACAGCTACCGGCACTGATACCGGCATTGTGTACACCTTTCATCCCCTCGCTGGCGGCGCTCCCATCTCTCAATCTGTGGCGTTTGCACCTGAGCCCTGCGGCCTCCTGACTGCTGCTGATGGCCTGCAAATGGGCTGGCTGATCGTCGCTGCCTGGGTTGCTGCCTTCTCCGTCATGTTCATAGCCCGGACCCTCCGGGGCGAAACCACAAGCAACTATGGCAACACCTGAATTTTGGGCCGTTCTCGTCGGCCTGTTGGGGTCCGCATGGCTCATCGTTTCAAGCTGGTAATTGCAGCCGCCCTCGGGGTGTTCGCTGCTTCCGCCAATGCTGGCTATGCCCAGCTTGCGCCCCCGCCTGGCTGGACGCCTGGGCAGTACGTGCCCGCAGCAAATGACGCCAGTTATGGGCGCATCATTTTTTCACCCAACGGCCCTACAACCACTGTAGGGGGCCAGTCCGTGAGGATGCCCGCAGCGTATCGTCTCGCGGCCAATGCGCCCCGCATCGCTGCCGCAGCCATTTATGCCCACCCGTATGTGCGCACAGGTGTTGCAATCGCGGGCTGGTTAATAGCCGCCAAATTGGTTTGGGACGAAGCTTCCAAGTCTTGGAAATCTATCGCGCCAGATGCAAATTCCTATGTTTCTGACGGTTCTAGATATTTGGCTTGGCCTGGAGCTTCAACCTATCATTATTCGCTCGATGCAGCGTGCACAGCTCGCGCCGCATATATGTCTAATGCCTCGGTCACTTATTCGTTGAGCTCTACTAGCAATGGATATCAGTGTAATTTGACATATCGAATGAGTGATGGCCGCACAGGCAATTACACAGTTGGCGTAGAAAAATTTGCTAGTTCTACTTGTCCGGCTGGCTGGTACGTCACTCCAGCGGGTTGTGTGCAGACTCCACCTCCAAAGCAAGTAAGCCAACAGGAATTTGAAGATGCATTGGCCCCAAAGCCCATGCCTGAAAAAGTGCCGCAGGAATTACCGCAGCCTACACCGCTGCCAATTGAGCAGCCGTCGCCCTGGATTAATCCTGAGCCTGGTTCAAACCCAAGTCATCGGCCTCGCTTTGTTCCTACCGGTGACCCTGTGCCAAATCCCAACTATGACCCGAATGCCCCGCCAAGTGAACAAAATCAACCATGGGTGCAGCCAGGTATTCGCATAGTCCCGAGTCCGACAATTGCCGAACCTTGGCGGGTTGATGTGCAGCCAGTTTCAAGGCCGAAGCCCACACCAGACCCCGCGACAGACCCAGAAAACGAGCCTGGCGACAAACCTAGCGATCAGGAGGAACAGCCTGATTTGTGCGAGAAGTACCCCGATATCGTTGCTTGTAAAACTCTCGGCGGTCCTGTCGAAGCAAAGCCAGTGCCCAATGAAAATAAGGATATGACTATTACCCCTGATAGTGGGTGGGGGCAGGGGCCTGGTGCGTGTCCAGCGCCTAAAAGCGTCACTGTGCACGGATTTACTTTGCAAATGCCGTTTGATTTACTCTGCCAATTTGCAAACGGTATTCGTCCGGTCGTTATTGGTCTTGCCTGGCTAGCTGCCGCATTTACATTTATGGGAATAGGGAGGCGCGCATAATGGACACAATCGCATCCTGGCTTGCCGATATAACCTGGCCCATCGTTTCTAGAGTGCTTGCGGCGCTCGGTGTTGGTACTGTGACATATACCGGAGCCAAATCAGCTTTGGAAATGGCGCTGTCGAATGCAAAAATGGCCCTGGCTGGTATTGGCTCCGAAGTTCTGCAAATAATCGCCATGTCCGGGTTTTTCGACGCTATGTCTATAACCTCTGGTGGCCTGGTGTCTGGCCTGGCCTGGCTTGTCCTCAAGAAATTTGCTCTGCAATCGGGAACATGATTACTTTAATTACCGGTGGACCTGGCGCGGGAAAATCGGCGGCCCTGGTCGCTATGCTCGCTGACCTGGCTAAAGACCGCACCATTTATTGCCATGGCATCCCTGACCTGGCGGTACCCCATGTGGCCTTGGATGACCCCACAACCTGGCCCGACACTGTGCCCGATGGCGCCATCATCGTTATTGATGAATGCCAGACAGTGTGGCGTCCGTCTGGCCCCGGTCAAAAGGTGCCCGACCATATCGCAAAGCTTGAAACTCACAGGCACCGCGGGCTGGATTTCTACATCATCACGCAGGGGCCAAACTTGGTGCATTCAAACGTGCGCGCCCTGGTAGGGCGTCATGTTCACCTGCGGGATATTGGTTTCCTTGGCCGCTGGTGGTATGAGTGGCCAGAGACCGCAGATAACTGCCGCACCGGCTGGAAATCTGCACCCATCAAAAAGCGCTACCGGCTTCCGAAACACGTGTTTGGGCAGTACAAAAGCGCCTCCATCCATGTGAAGCCTGTTCGCAGCTTCCCCAAGGTCGTGGTGGTCTTGGCCCTGGCCCTGGTCGCTGTGGCCTACCTGGCTCACATGGTTTACGGCAATATTTCCAGCAAGATCGCCCCGGCTGCCGCTGTTATTGCACCTCTTGGCAATCTACCTCTTGGCTCTGTCCAGCCGAGCCAGCAGGCCCCGCAGTCTCCAGCAAAGGCCGCGTTTATTGATGATCGCGTGGATTTCTTCCCGCGTGTTTCCACGGTCCCGGAATCTGCCCCCGCTTATGACGCGCTCCGCCATATTGTCAACATGCCTATCGTGGCCGGTGGGGTCTGTAAAAACGGCGGCTGCAAGTGCTACACGCAGCAGGGCACCGTTGCGGGCCTGACTAGCGAAGCGTGCAAAAAATGGATGGATGCACCGCCGTTCGATCACTACACGGTGAAGCCTCCGCCTACTGTCGCGGCTTCCGGTACGCCTTCGGGGAATACACCGTCTGCACCCACTGAAAACGGGCCTGGGCAGCCTCAGACCGTATCCGTACCCGCCCCATCCGGCGCCGCCGTGAACGCCAGAGCCGAAGCCCGCACAGTGTCAGTGCTGCCGCCAGGCTCACCAGTCCAAACGACACAGCCCATGGATGCCGCTGGAACCATTCCACCGCCCAATTTATTGAATCCATACCGCCGAAGCTAG